CTCTGAAGCAAGCATCGCTTCGCGGCCAACGGTATAGCACGCATAGCCAGTCTTGCCCGTTGAAGGGTAATTGGCATACGTAGGCACGGTCGGTGTGCGGATGATGCGGCAACCAGCCCATTCAAGAACCTGATAGCCACGGTTGCTGTCGCTCTTGAGCACTGAAGCACCGCTCTCGCTACGCTTCAAAGTATCGACTGCCGAACCTGCACTGTTGTCAGACATGAAGTCATAGGACATGAAGGGATGCAAAACGGTTGTGTACAGACCACCATCACGACCGGGTACAGCATTGCCAAGCAACTGGGACTCACCTTTACGGATGGTGTTGCTGAGCAAGAACTGGTTGTCGGAAAGGTCGATACGGGCCGCACTCTGAGCAGCGGACGCTGATTCGAATGCGTTGAACGCAACCGTGTTCGCAGTGAGGGCACCGCGATAACTCAGGTTACGAGCGGCATCAAGAGTGATGTCGGCGAGGAACATGGTCGCTGCAACGTTATCGATACCAAGCCAATCGGCATACTCATCTGCATACGCATCGGAGAAAACCTGAGACAAGGACATCGAAGGAGGCGGAACAGCCTCAGACACAGGACCAGCAGCACCGCTGAAGGGTTGCTGACCATAGAACTGAATCGTGCGGCCAGAGCGACGAGCCAGCGGACGGAAGTCGCAAAGTTCTTCGAGTGCTGGTGTATTGTACTGCCATTCCAAAATAGCAGTGCGGTCATACGCAATCTGCGGGAAGGCTGCAAGGTTGGAGGATTGAACTCCCGGTGACAAACTTGGCATTGTGTTACCTCATGTATAAACTTCGTAGCTAATGCAACTAGCTTCTATAAATTGGATAGCGTAGTCGGAAAACTAGAAAACTACCTACGTTGAGCTTGTCTTGCTACGTCATCCGGATTAAGACCTTGTGCCTGTGCCGAAGCTTTGAAAGCTTCCATAATCTCTCTCGGAGACATATCGGCGGTGATTTCGGGTACGGATTCCTTAGTCTTGACGGCACTTGCAACGGAGGAGCCACCGCCGATACCAAAGACAGAGGAGCCCGAAAGCTTCTTTTTGGTAGCGACGGGGGTAGGTTCTTCCTTGGTTTCATTTTGGAAAACCAATTTATCGACCTTCATGGCGTTATAGGCTTTCTCCAAGGAATCGACAGTCGGGTCTACGAGATTCAACTCGGCGAGTTTGTACTTCATAATCCGTTCGTTCTGTTCTCCCCCCGGCCAATCGCTGGATTTAAGGAACTCAGTTACGGCAGTAGTCCACGCATCGTTCTGCTTGGTGGAGATTTTCTCATCGAGCACTTCTTTGAGAGCCTCCACCTTGATGCCCCGCTTTTCGAGATAGGTGTCAAGGGTGCCGCTCTTTTCCAAGTAATCATCGAGGCTGATTTTGCCAACCTGATAATCCAACTGGAGAGCAACCCGGTCATCGGCGGTGAGAACCTTCTTAGCTGCGACGGGCTCTGCCTTCTTCTCCGGAGCGAGTGCATTCTCATGAGCGGCGATAGCGGCCTTTACCTGCCGGTTGATGTCCCCGGCACTGTCGCCTTCGAACTTGTAAGATTTGCCACCGATTACAAAGGTGTCCTCAAAGGAGAACTTATCTTTGGGCTCTTCCTTTGCTGCTTCCTTTGTCGCTTCACCCTTAGGAGGAATGACAATGTTTTGTTTGAGGGCCTCTTCCGCGATAATCTGACGAATCTCTTCAGGCGTAGTCGCCTTATCGAGAGCCGTTTCTAACTCTGGAGTTACATTTACTTCTGCACCCGGTGGGGTGATTTCCTTCTCTGTTACTGGCATACTGCTGCTCCTTCATTCCTTGTCTGTTCTTCGTGTTGAAGTATCCTGACTCTTAAGTCGTCAGCCATATCAGCCGTTGCACGACTGAAGGGGTCTTCTGAATCCATGAGAACGGCTGCTTCTTCCACACCCGCTTGAACCGCCTGTTGGATACCGTTGAACAATCGTTGATGTGATTTCTTAGCGGCCCGGAAGGCGATGCTTCTGGCAACAAGCTCATCCCGGTCCCACCCCTCGAAGTTAACCAAGGCATCTTCAGCAATCTTTACAGTCTGCTCCGAGAGCGCCACCATATCGTTCCAGCCGGGATGGGCTATAAGGGAGTGCAGCCGATTGGCTCGGTCAACGGCTAGGGTAGTCCGGGGCTCGAACGGCCTGTCTACAGTTACTGGCACTTAAATATCTCCCGTCGTTCCTGTTGACCCGCCGCCGACGAAGTTCGCATCGGACTTCTGGAACTGAGCGCGGTCAGCACGGTTTAAGGCATCCTCTTCGACCGTGTGGCCGTGCTTCTGGTCTTGTGCGTTCGACTTGAGCGTTGCTTCACCCGACTTCAACAACAAACGGTTCTCCGCTTGGTTGTTGTCGATTTCTTTCTTCGACTCGGTTTGAAGACTCAACATCTTCTCCGCAGGAGGAGGCGTTTGCTGGCTTGCAGCATAACGCTGCTTGTCCTCATCATTCATAGGTTGAATGACATTCTCGCGGTACGGAAGCCCAGTGCTGTCGATGAGGGCTTTGTAAAATTCAGCGACATTCAACTTCAACGCCTGAACCCCGAGGAGTTCAACCGTGCCGGGGCTTTGAATCATCGTTTGAATAAACCCGATGAGTGAATTCAACTGTGTCCGGGCACGGAGCCTTGTTGCTGCTGAGACAGTCACAATGTACTGACCATTAGCAACCGAGAGCGGGTCAATCTTCTTGACGCTGGCGGAGAGTTCATCGCTGAGCCACTGCTTGATTTGACTCGGCTTCAGCTTGTGATTTTGTTCGATGATGTATTCGATAAAGGGCACAAAAATGTTATCCGCAATTTGGTCGATGAGGTCAGTCGTTTTAACTCCCTCACCCGCGATTACCGCGTTAGCAGAAGCTGGATTTCTGAGGTCACCGGGCTTACCGGCGTTCTGTCCCGTGGCCGAGATACCGGCACCGGAGATGGCTACCGCCCACGACTTCACTTGTTCAATGACACCAAGTGGCTCAAGGCCGATGGTGTTACGTGTCAAAGGTTCAATCTTCTTTCCGGGGTCGGACTTCATAATCTTGCCGGGGAAAATCCACTGCGCCTGAGCCGAGTTATTCATACCAGCATCCGTGCTGTAGACACCCATCAAATTCAGATTCAAATCATCGAAAAATGCGTTCACAATTCCCTGCCCGATGCGCTGAAAATCTGTCAACCAAAATCCGAGACCGTAGCCGTAGAAGCTGTCAGGGGCCTCACGAAACACGAAGCTGAGAAATGGAATCTTAGCCATATCATGTGGTTCGTTGTAGAGAACATGCTGGCTCTCCAAAATCATGCAGTGGCGATATGGTGTCCAGTAATCAAATACTTCCCAATTCTTCGCCAGCGGGTCAGCTTTGGAGTGGTCAGCATCTTCCGGATAGGCTTTCTGCGGTGTCACGGTCTGCTGAAAGATGGAGTTACCTGAGTTACCGCCCTGCGTATCGAGTACATTGGAGGCCGTCGAATCCACCTTCATGGGCGTGGTAAGGGCGATAAGCTGCTCACGAGTGGGGATATTGAACCCATCGGTATCACGGAACTTGTCGAGGTCATAGGTGTTGGGATAAATCAACCGGCCAGCCCATCCAGCCGTCCAGATTTCACCACGGCGGCAAGCAGGGTCTACACGTAGACGGCGTATCGGCACATGTTCGAACTTCGCTTGATTGAATTCGATGATGTGGTCGGTGTAAGTCTCAGTATTGTCGATGTCGCCACCCTGAATTGTGAGTGAACCACCGGCCACAGCCACACTGGTGTTCTGGTGCTTGTTCCTTATCTTTTTGACATCCTGTTTGTACTGTTCCCATCCGAATGTGGCGACACCCGTGCCATAGAGAAGGCCATCGTAGGCAACGTGGCGCATTTCCTGTTTGAAAGCAGTTCCACGGAACCCGCACTTTTTGAATTGGGCTCTAACCAAAGCTGTTTCAGCCGCTGCGGTGTCTATATCTGTTCCAGAGGTTGGGTCAAGCATAAAAGGCTGGAATCCGGCGAACAAAGACTCTTGAACGACGCCTAGCATCGAATAGAAATGCTCTGCAAGGATGGGCAATCCAAGG